TGCAATAAGATTGCTTTAGGACATCATATGGATGATATCTTGGAAACTTTGTTGATGAATATTACTTTTCAGGGAGCGTTCAGTACGATGCCTCCTAAATTAGTGATGCGTAAATTTGAGATGACAATTATTCGTCCTATGTGCTTGGTACATGAAGCGGATTTAATTGAAATGGCACGTATCCTCGGTTTTCGTAAACAGATCAAAAATTGTCCTTATGAAAGTTTGTCGAATCGTTCAAATATGAAAGATGTTTTATATTCTCTAGAAAAAATGAATCCTGAAGCACGGTATAGTTTGTGGAGAAGCATGACAAATATTCAGGAAGAACTGTTACCTGGGATTGAATAACAATGATTTATAGTTTTATATCACTGTTTATCTGTATCTTGTTTTTTTATAATAGTCTGTTATAAGAGGTTATTTCGGGTTATTTATTTATATTTGTGTGCAACTTATGTGCAACTTAAATATAAATATTATGGCAGTATTATCAATTTACTTGGATACGAGGAAGAAAAACTCGTCTGATGTATATCCTGTTAAGTTCAGAATATATCATAATAAGGCTTTTTTTATATCGTCAGGAATGTATTCAAATGTTAATACATGGGATAATGGTGAGTATGGGAAAAAAGAACCCAACTATAAAGTGAAGAATATGGCACTCCGTAGCAAATATAATCTCCTAGAATCAGAATTGCTGTTGCTGGGGGGTAAACTGAAAGGTATGTCCGACAAGCAGCTTAAAGAACACCTTTCTAATATTATTTCATTAAAGCCTGTTACTTCATGTGACTTTTTACGTTATTATGACGAATATATCTCGTTGAAGGATAAGAAGAGCACTAAGGATAATTATATAAATACACGGAAACTGATAGTTGAATTTGATGACGCTCCTACCTTTGAGACAATAGACCGAAAGTGGCTGACATCCTTTAACCAGTTCTTGGTGGATAAAGGATATATGACTAATTATATAGGCACACATTTAAAAAACATCAGGGCTGTCTTTAATTATGCTATTGATGAAGAAGTGACAACTCTTTATCCATTCAGGAAGTTTAAAATCAAGAGGGAACAAACGAGGAAGCGGAGTTTGACGATTGATGAATTGAAATTGTTGAAAAATTATCCATGTGAAGAATATTTGGAGTTTTACCGTGATATCTTTATGCTTATATTTTACTTAATAGGCATCAACCTTGAGGATTTGCTTTTTCTCACTAAAGATAATCTGATGAATGGGCGTATTGAATATTACAGGCACAAAACAGGAAAATTGTTTTCTATAAAAGTGGAGCCAGAGGCACAATCTATACTGGATAAATATAAAGGTGATAGATACTTGCTTAATATTATGGATAACCGTAGTAATTATACTAGTTTTACTACTAGCATTGACAGAGCATTGAAACAAATAGGTGAGGTCTCTATTTTGAAAAGGGGGAAAAAGATCAGAAATCCTCTTTTCCCAAAATTGTCCACATATTGGGCAAGGCATTCATGGGCTACATTGGCAGCGGAACTTGATATACCTAAAGAAACTATATCTGCCGGTTTAGGACATGAGATTGGTTCTGATGTTACTAGTATCTATATCAAATTCGATCAGAAGAAGGTGGATGATGCCAATAGGAGAGTGATTGACTATCTGTTTGGAAAAGAAAAAGCCGGGGAATGATGCCCGGCTTATATCGTTGGTTTAGAACCGCCACTTATTTTGGTTATAGCGTCATGCTCTGTGTTTTTTCTTTGTTTCTCATCCTCGTCTTTGAGATACTTGTTCCTTATATCTTTGATGTCGTTTGTCATTCCCCATACTTTGAAGAAGAGAATAATTTGTAATACTCCGAATATTAGGAGTATGATGGTTAGAAAGTCAATCATAATTTTAGAATTGGTATTTTTCTTGTTCTTTCTGTTTTAGTTCTCGTTCCTGTATCTTTTTAGCTTCTTCTGTATTTTTTTTAGTGGGGAACTTTGAATTAACTATTGCTATTCTGTAGTAATATTCGCTTCCACTATATACTTCTCCAAATTGGATATAAATAGACTTGTCTCCTATTTCCCATCTCTCATACATAAATTCGTCCCCTTCATTGAAATCAGACAGACTGATTTCTTTACCGAAAGAATATGCTGGTTTCCCATATCTCTTTTCAAATTGATGAGATATTCGCATGACATCTATTTCCAAGTCGTCAATGTAATTTGCTGTTTCCGGGCATGTTTTAATATCTATACGATATAGTTCGTCCATTTCAAATTCTGCATAGAAATTACATATTGTCATTTTATTATTAGCAATGTTCATGTTTTCAAACTTCATTGATATGGTTTCTTTGGAATATACAGAAGACTCCTTAAAGGTATTAGTTGATAATACTTCTTTTTGCGACATCCCGAATTTAGCATCACCCCAAGCTATCAATGCCAAGGAATCTATTCTTGTTCGCTCCAGAGAATCCTTGACTTCTTGTTTTCGTATCTCTACCATTACAATACTATCTTGACGCCCTTGATTTTTCTGTCTTTGATTTTTTATGTTGCACCCACTAAACAATAGCATTGCAATAGTAAAAAATAAAATCTTTTTCATAATCTTAGATATTTAGTTTTGTTCTTTAAGCCAATGAAAGTGTTTGGATTCTTGAGGTTACTTCAGTTGAAGAAATTTGTTTTAATAATTTTAGTGTATTAAACAGTCCTCATTATTAATGTATTCTTCAAATACTGAAGTTATATAACTACAGTATGTGCTAATATCATTATATATATTTTCTATTTCGCTTATAGTGTATCTTCCTCCTATAACTGAAGCTAATTCCCGTCCATGAGCTATTGCATTTCTATGATTCGCCAATGTTGATAAACGCCCTTTCATTTTGTCTTCATTTACTACAGGAGCGGAAATTCCAAAAATGTTCCATATAGATTCTATTTGTTGGTATTTTATATTTCCTGAACCTGCAGGAAATAGGTTGTCTTCTATATGACAAACTTGACTGCAATTTATTTTGGAAAATAAATCATGTCTTTTCATCCATTTTTTGTCTCTTGCTTCTATCATAGCATTACATTCATCATTGAAAACCATTGAGTACAATGTCGGTTTAAGATCTATTATATCATACTTCTTTTGATTAATAATAGATAAACATTTTTGAACCGAAGCAGTTATTGTATATTCTAAAACGCCATACAGTATTACAAAATATGTACCTTTGAACACTCTCATGTCGAGAACTTCAGTTTCAGCGTTGTCTTTTATTAGGGAATAAAATGATTTTACCTCCTTTAATCGTCTATTGACTTCAGCATTTACATCTTCGAACATTATTTTGAAAATTTGCTTCTACAGAATTCTATTCTTGCAAAGAGTTTGGGTTTTGAATTTGTAGCTCCAGTGATTAATTTATTAAAATCTTTATCAGTTACCCAATCATAAAAAGAGGAAATGTTAATAGATTCTTTTTCCTGTAGGACTTCAGCGGCACCAACAGAAACGGCTTCAAAAAGAACGACTGAAGTAATGGTGCTTGTTTTGCTTTTTACCATGCCATGGGTTAGGTTAGATAGTTGAGTAAACACTTTATTAAATATACGTTCATTTGTTTCGTAATCAAAATTTTTACAAGAATCATTCATATAGTCATTCAAAAAGTCAACAACGCTATGGTCAAAGTTGTTTTTATTATTTAAAGTTGCAAAAAAGCGCAGAACTAATTCCTCTCTAGTTCCGTCATTCTCTGAATTTTTGGAGAGTTTTACAACTCTTCTAAAATTATTGTTTAATGATAGTCTTTTTATAAAATCATTAAATTGACCTCTGAAAATACAGCTTCTAATCTCTTGGTCTGATAATTTTATGCCTCCAGTGTTTAATCTTTCAAATAGGTCAAACCTTATGGATTTGTCACTTTTATCACTTAATGTTGTTATCTTTAACGGCTTTAGTAAAAAGTCAATTTGTAATGAACGTGGCAAGCATTTGAAATCCTTTTCATTAAAAGACTTCATTTTCTTCAGTCCGCAAAGTTGTAATGGAATTTCTTTTTTAATTTTTTTCCTTGCTGAAGAATCTTTTTCTGCTGCAAAATTAATGATGGAACTAAGTCTTTGTACACCATCTATCACTTCCCATGTACCGTCTGGATTGGTTGCCATGAACAATGAAGGTACTGGAATACCCAAAAAAATAGACTCAATAAGAGTTGATTGTCTAAGTGCGTCCCATCTGAATTGTCTTTGGTATTCAGGAGCTATGTCAATAAGTCCATCATTTACCATAGATATTAATTCCTTTACACTCATATCGTAAGAATTAAAATCTACTTTTCTTTTTTGTTCATTGAGTTCTGAATTTATATCTTCCATAATATTTTATTGTTATATAGACTCCATGTGTATTAATTGAAGCTCATAGCATTACTAATGAATTACATTTGCGTTCTTGCCAGTTTCCCGACAACCTTGTATAAATGAATTACATCATTATCTATGTCAATTTCCATATCGGGATATTTTCTTTTCCCATCCGGATTAGCTATATTGTTGTAGGAAGACAATATTGTTTTTTTTCGCTCGTAGTCGATATGAATCATTTTAAGAAGTCTGTCTTCTTTTGTTATAATTACATACGGCTGTCCATTGTCTATGTTTCGTTTGTCTTTTATTTCACGGACAAAGATTGTATCTCCCGACATATACATATCGTACATAGAATCACCATATACGGTTATTCCATAGCATCCAGTAAATTCTGGTATATTCACATATCCAATAACCTTGTTTTCATTTCCGTCAAATCCAATTCCATGTCCTGCGCATACACGTATATCAAGTATTTTAATATCTTTATTCGTGGTTGGAGTTTCAGTGATTGACGAATTGGTATTAATTGTCATGTTGCCAATTCCAGTTATTAACCAATTTATATTAAGGTCAGGGCAAGCAGACGCTATCTTTTCTATTGAATCTGCATTAAAGCCCGTTTTTTTGGCAATAGCTCCACGAGATAAACCAGCTGATTCTTCAAAAGCGGTTTGTCCAATCCCTTTGATTTTTAAATATTCAACAAATCTTTCTTTTGTGCTCATCTTTTTGGGGTTTTACTGTTATCTTTCAGTATATTTGTGTCGGAATCAAGTTGCGGATGATTTCGACTAAATTGTTTAACTATTCCCATTAAGGGACTATATAGGCGACTTGACTTCAAACCGCAACTTTGGAGTTGGTCGCTTTACTATTTGCTATGGAAAAGAAAGTTCCTGAAGGTTTCTCTACAGAATTTTTGGACAGTGATGAGGGTGAGAATTTATATTCTCAAATTCAATCTTCATTTACGAATTGTCATTTTTCTACCTCACATTCACCAAAGCTATCCTATTTAATAATTCAAGGTATCCTTCTATTTTATCGGTATGTTTCACACCGGATAAAAGTTTGAGTATTTCGTTTTTCCCGCTTTTTGTAATAGTTATGGATTTGGGATTTACAATACATTCAAGTAATCCTTTTACTACGGCATTGCATGTGATTATATCCGAAAATTGCGAAGTGTGAAATAAACACGCAACTCCATGATATAAAAACCTATATTCTAATCCTAATGGGTCTTTCTCTAACAGTAAGTAATGGTATATCATCCAATTAGTGTTTTCAGAAACAGCCATGTTTTTTTGTACCATGAATGATGCTCCAGTTGATATTTCATCAATCTTATCTCTTGTGCTTTTTATGTCAATTATCGTATATATGTTCCATCCTATCAAGGTTGTTACAAGCAATGATAGAACCCCAACCAATACGCCTTGATAGTCAAAGCCCAACTCTGCCTTGTGAGGGTGTGCAACACAGATTGATACGATGCTTATTACTACTGCAATGCCACTCAATCCTAAAGCCCAATTCTCTTTCTTCTTCATATTATAATAAGGTATAACCTGCTTTAATAGTTAAATAGTGTTGTTGTACTACTATTTTTCAGTAAAAAGAATCTATTACTGAAAAATAGTAGTATCTTTGCATTATCAAATTAAACTGATACAAAGAAACGAAGATTAATTCAGATTTCAAATAGTATAAACATATTAAAATACACGATTATGAGAACAAGAGAATTTTTACACGAAGTAATGAGCCTTGCTTGGCAGTTCGTTAAGCGTAATGGCTACACCATGAGCGAAGCAATGAAGGTCGCTTGGGCTAACTTGAAGTTGAAAGGTGAGATGAAAAAGAAGATAGTGAAGTTCTACTTCAAAAAAGTGGACGGTTCCGTTCGTGAGGCATACGGTACACTAAATGAAAAGCTGATGCCTGCCATCACTGGTACTGACAACAGAAAAAAGAATGATACCGTCCAGACTTACTATGATACTGAACGCCAAGAATTCAGATGCTTCAAAAAAGCTAATCTGATGTCAATCGCATAAAAGATATGGATATGAATGCTTACACGATTAACCAGCAATTGGATAGCCTTTATAAAGATTTAGAGGCTGCCCATAACAATGATGAAGAGGCTGTCTGCCTGATGTTCAATGCTGATAGCAAAAAAGAAGCTATCCAGTTGATAACGGATGAGATAGACAGTTTGGAAGATGCCTTAAAAGGTTTTGAAACTTGTGAAGATGATGGCATGGACTACGATGCTCTATGCCGGGTACAAGGTATCAGCCGATACGCATAATACACGATTATGCAACGCACGACAGCCCTACAGACGGATTGAACGGCAACCGATAGCGAGAATCGGGTAGGGTGCTATTGATTGGTTCTTTGACATATTGATACGATAAAAAGATATATTTCTGCGAAGGCACGTAAGCGAAGCCAGTGATGGTGGATAGTGGTGGGTGCAAGTGGAACGGAATTGACACCGATAGCAACCGAGGATAAGCCGACAATGGGCGAATGGTTGTATATGTCTGATGGTGGTAAAGCCACGAAGTTGAAATGATTTTTACTTTCAGCACGCCAATTTGTCTTTAGCGTGATGAGTATGCTTGGTTAGGCACAAGTATCGCTGAAAGGTCTTATAGTCTGTACTGAACTGAAATAAGGTTCTGCTATTCGATTAGGGTACAGATACTTATTTAAATTTATACGATTATGAAAACAATCCAATTCGTTTTATCTATATTGGTTGGTATATGTGCTGCCGGTATGCTTTACGGGGCTATTACTACTTACAGTCCTATGAAAATATTCTCTATCACTATAATGAGTGTTATATGTGTAGGGTGTGTGTCGCTCATGAGAATAACTTATAGAGAACTTAAAACAGACCGCTAAAAGGTAGTCCTATAATCCGGCACAAGGCGCATGGGGATGAGTGCACAATCACCTTGTAAACCAGCTGGGCGGTAATTTATGAAGTAGCATTGTTGGAATGCGTGTAAGCGATTAATTGTTGGTATTAACTTATATTCTAATTTATATATTCATTTAGCTTACAAGAAGTAGGTTCGACTCCTACCTTTTTAACGACATTTTAAATTTATACGATTATGACAGTGGAAGAATTAAGAGGCATGACGCATGAAGATTTAGTAAGGCGTGTGCAGGAACTGGAAGAGGCTAACGAGAAATTAGCTGAAGAGAAAAATACATGGTATAAATCTTGGAGTGATTTGAAACAGAAGTTTGATCATTTCAAAAATGCGGTTAAAAGCATTGTTCTGATAATAGATTAGATATTCGTGTTTTATATTGTGTTTGTACTGGGTGTGCCGTCCGTGAGGATAGTGCACCTTTTTTAAAAAAGGATGGTTAGCTTATCGGTTAGAGCTTCGTATTGCGCAAACAATTGGCACGATTGAGAGGGGTTCGATTCCCTTACCATCCACGAATCATTAATTAAATTTTACTCTTATGGCAAAAGAACTGAAAGAAAGAACAGAAATCAAGAAAAAGCTGAAAAAGAAGAATGACAGAATCAGCTTTGACTTTAGCGACAAACTTGCCGGACAGCTTCGCAGGTGTACCGCTGATCTTAACAGGCTGGCAAGGATTGATCGGATAATAGACAAGAAGCAAACTTTGTATTCGGTGGACACTAACAGGGAAGCCGGATATATTGAGGTTATTCGCAATTATTAATCAGCTGACTTACACGATTATGAAGAGAGTTTTTAATGAACTTACACCTGAATGCGAGATTACGGCACGAATGTATGCACAAGGGTATGAGAAAAAAGAAATTGCAAACCTCAAATGCCGAGCGGTCAGCACGATAAACAACCAACTGCAAAGAGCTTTTGAGATTTTGAACGTAAGGAACGGCAGAGAACTGGCAACCATGCTATATGAGAGAATAGCTGGTATGAAGTTCACGATGGACTTTTCACCTACTATTAGGTCGGCTGTTGCTTTCTGCCTGTTGTGCATCTTTTCTTTTTCGCTCTATCACGAACAGGGCGATATGAGAAGGGGACGAAGAACGAGAGTTGAACGAATTGAAAGAACTGGACGGTATGGAGGTAAGACTTGAATTATTTGAATTTAAAAATATCTGCATGGACATGGCGGAGCTTGGTGCAGCTGCCAGTGAGAAGAAACGGTCTCCTGTATCTGATGAAATCAAGCAAAGAGAAGCGTTCAGATGGTTAAAGACACTTGGGTATGAACCTAACTTTTTGGAAAAGTTAGAGAAAGAAGGATTGGTGCATAAGAAAAGAAAAGGCTCATCCAGAAATTCTCCTATCATATATTCCAAGTTCGAGATACAATCCGCTATTAATGCTTTTAAAATGAGTAAATATCTGAACAAATAACCCTATAAAATTTACGATTATGTCACTGATTAAGAAAAGTAATGAATTAGTTATCCCGACCACCGTGAAGATGATGATTTACGGTCAAGCCGGAATGGGAAAGAGTACGGTAGCATTGAGCGCACCGAAACCGCTGCTGTTGGACTTCGATAACGGCGTGAAGCGCATGAACATGGCGCACTTGGAGAATATAGACACGGTACAGGTCACTTCATGGAGCGATGTTCAGCAAGTTCTTCAAGAGGACTTGTCCGCTTATCAGACCATTGTAGTAGATACCATCGGCAAGATGATGGACTTCATCATTACTCACAAGTGTGGAACCCGCCAGCCGTCCATCCGTGATTGGAGCGGTATCAATGCAGAGTTTTCATGGATGACACGAACACTTTCGGGGCTTAACAAGCACATCATTTTCGTTGCCCATCGCGACACAAGAAAAGAAGGTGATGATACGGTGTTTATCCC